ATCAATTCTTTATCAAGAACGATCAAGACTGGCCAGAACTGGCGACGACTGGACGGGACCTTCCGCGACTGGAAACGATTAGCCCAGATTCGACGGGATCGTGGGGTGACGTCGTGGGGGACATGGCTTTAGAGTTTCTCGGAATTGATCTCATGTCGTGGCAACGTCACTATTTAGATCGGGTGCTTAGTTTTGCTCCAGCGGACGACGGACAACTAGATCTTGTTCACCGTTCGAGTGTTTGTTCGGTCGCGCGTCAAAATGGGAAAACGACAATCATTCAAACTTTGATTCTTTTCTGGCTTGTAGAAATGCCAAAAATTCGCGGACAAAAACAAACAGTCGTATCAACAGCTCACCGACTCGACCTTGCCTGTTTGTTGTTTGATGAGGTCGCGCCAGTCTTAGAGGAACGTTTCGGCGCTCATATAATTTGGTCTTACGGTCGTTACCAGGCAACTATGCCCGACGGGTCGCGCTGGTTTGTGAAAGCGGCGAAGCCTTCAATCGGTCACGGAATGAGCGTAGATCTGGCAATAGTGGACGAGCTGTTCGACGTCTCCGAACTAGCCCTCGAATTAGGTTTAGCGCCTTCCCAGCGCGCGCGACGGTCTCCGCTTTTGGCCATGTTCTCAACCGCTGGGACCGAAGCAAGTACGGCCTTCATTCGTCACCGAGAGAACGGTCTCCGATTGATAGACGAAAAAAAGCCGTCGCCGTTTCTGTTTATGGAATGGAGCCCGCCTCCAGAAATTGATCCGATGTCGGACTCCGCTTTTGGGTGGGGAAACCCAGCACTCGGGAAAACGCTTCGACCCGAGACAATCGCCGCCGAAAGAGACGGTCCAGATCGCTCAAGTTACTTAAGGGCCTCGATGAACCTATGGATTACTAGCTCCGCCTCATGGATTCCGATCGGGAAATGGGCGACCTTGATTCACGATGGACCAATGCCAAAAAGCGGAGTTATCGCGATCGAGTGTTCTATGGACGAAGCGCGTTTCTTTGCTGTTCGCGCCGCTCCGTTAGCCGACGGGCGCGTCGTCTGCCATGTCGAATTTATGGCCGAAACCACGACCGAGCTTTGGCAAAAAATCGGCGAAGCGGCAAAAGACCCAAGCGTCAAATTTGCGATTAGTCCCACGATTGACGTTCACTGTCCGCCAGCTTTCGAGCGTCGTCGCGTCGTCGTAGGGTACGGAGAAATTCTCAAATATACGCCAGTCGTCAAACAAATGATTAACGAAAACCGCGTCTTACACACTGGCGAAGCGATGCTCGCCGAACACGTCCAGCGCGCGGTCCTTGTCAAAACGCAGGGGTCCATAGCCGTCAGCTCGCAAAAATCAAGCGGACCGATTGAGCTTTGTCGCTGTTTAATTTGGGCGGCCGCTATGGTCGCGCGACCGACATCAAACTCAAAGCCTTTAGTTTTTGTTATGCCGAACTAAGATCTCGTCGGCGGTCGGTCGGTAGACCTTGCCTTTCGTCGGGATCGGATATCGTCCCGATCGGCCGCTTCTCGTGACATACTTGAGAAATGGCACTCTTTAATCGCAAAACCGAAACCGCGCCTCACGCTCCCGCATTGATGGCCGCCGCAGGATCAAACGTTGGCGCTTCCCAGATTGGAAACTTTGTCGCCTATTCCGCGTCCGAAGCGCGCGCCCGCGCGATGAGCCTCCCGACGGTTACACGTTCCCGAGATCTGATTTGCGGAACGATCGGAAATCTTAAATTGGAAATGTATCGAGAGGTATGGTCAGAAACCGAGCGCGAAATGGCCGAGATCGATCTCGCGCCGCGATCATGGGTTCAGCGGTTAGACAAATCCGTGACAAATAATTTTATCCTCAGCTGGACCGCGGACGATCTTTTGTTTACTGGGCGGGCCTTTTGGTATGTAACCGAGCGAACAAAATCAGACGGATATCCTGCGTCCTTTACGCGGCTCCCGTCCAATATGGTCCAGACCCTCGATCAAAACGGAGGGGTTTTTTACGGGCCTTCAAATCAAATTCAATTTAACGGCATGGCATTAGATAGCCGAGACGTAATCCAATTTTTAAGCCCGATTGAAGGGCTCGTTTACACGTCACGACGCGCAATAGAAACCGCGCTCCGCATTGAGGAAGCGCGCGTCCGTAACGCCTCGTCGTCAATTCCCGCGGGCGTTCTAAAAATTACCGAAGGCGAACCGATGTCAGCGGAGGATCTCCAGCAACTCGCCGCGCAATTTAACCTCGCCAGAATGACCAATCAAACCGCGGTCATTTCTCAAGGATTGACCTACACGGAAACAAGCGCGACTCCCGACCGAATGTTGCTTATCGATTCCGCCGATTACAGCGCGAAAGACCTCTCCCGCGCGATGGGCGTCCCGCCTTATTTGGTAGGCGTATCGACGGGATCATACAGCTATCAAAACGCCTCGCAATCGCGTATCGATCTCGTGACCTTCGGCTGTCTGCCGATCATGAACTGTATTTCGGAAACACTGTCAAGCGATAACGTCCTCCCGCGCGGAACAAAAGTCCGATTCGATACCTCCGAATTTTTAGCCGAGGACTACATGGGCGGAGACGTTGAGCAAATCGAACCAATGGACGCTCCAGATACCGAACAAGAAATCCCCGAAATGGCCCGTCAATAGGTTTAGGATTCGATCATGATTCGATTAACCCCGCAAAGCTTCCACGTTGACGCCGCACAAGGCGAACTCCCGCGCCGCTCTATCTCTGGAGTCGCGGTCGTTTATGGCGTCGAAGCAACCGTCAGCGACGGAACCCGCGTCAAATTTTTAGACGGTTCGCTTCCACTGGACGGACCGAACCCGAAAATTTTTCTCTATCACGACTCAAGTCAGCCCGTAGGAATCGTGACAGAGAGAACCCAAGTAGACGATTCGGTCCTATTCACTGGGAAGCTTTCGGAAACGACCCTCGCTTCGGAGGCGCTCGTACTTGCGATGGACTCGGTTTTGGACGCGGTAAGTGTGGGGATCAATCCGATTAAATTCCGATACTCAAAAGAGGGCGTTATGGAAATCCAGTCGGCCGACTGGTTCGAGCTAAGTATGGTTCCCCACGGCGCGGTCGCTGGAGCTGTAATTAATCAAGTCGCGGCAAGTATCCCCGAAAACGAGGATATCCACGAAAACGAAACCGATGTAGTGTTAAATGAATTAGAGAACTCACAAGGAGAAAACGAAATGTCCGAAACAGTAGAAACCCCAGCCGTTATCGAAGCGTCATCAATCGCTCCGCTATTCGCTCAACCAAAACAGGCTTTTAAATTGCCAAGCGCCGCCGAATACATCTCGGCATTTATGACAGGCGGATCAGTCGCGGCAGAAATGAACGCAAAAATTCAGGCCGCCGCTCCAGACGTGAACACGCTCGGCGGCTCATTGGATGGAATTTTGCCTTTGCCGATCGTCCAGCCTGTTTACAACAATTTCCGAGGCTTGCGCCCGCTCATCGACGCGATGGGACCTAAAGCGATGCCACAAGGCGGAAAGATTTTCATCCGTCCGAAGGTCACGACCCATACATCAATCGGAGGCCCAGAAACCGAATCGCAAACCATTACCGACGGAACTTTTGTTATTAGCGATGAGCAAGTGACAAAACGAATTTTCGGCGGATACGTTTCCGTATCGGAAGCTTCGATCGATTGGTCACAGCCCGAGGTCCTTTCGCTTTTGCTTGATGACATGGCGCGAATTTATGCGAATCAGACCGACGAATACGCCTGTCAGCAATTCCAAGCAGGCGTCACACAGACCGCGACCCTTACGTCAGCAACAGACGCCGCGAACTGGGCGTCATTTGTTTACGAAGCCGCTACGGATATTCTCGTTAACTCAAACGGAAACCTTCCTAACGCGCTCATTGTGTCGCCTAACTATTTCCAAGTACTCGGCACTTTGTCCGACGACGCGGGTCGTCCATTGTTCCCACAAGTAGGTCCGATGAACGCTTTCGGTTCTATGAACCCAGCGTCGACCGAAGCTTCGGCTTTCGGCTTGCGCCTTGTTGTTGACCGTAACTTGGTAAACCAAGTTTACGTCGGCAATACAGACGGCTTCGAAGTGTTCGAACAAGCTAAAGGCGCGATCAGTATTGATACGCCTTCTACTTTGTCGAGGACTCTGGCCTTCCGTGGCTATCTTGCCACCTTGATGATCGACTCGACAAAATTCGTTAAACGAGCCGACTAAGTACCGAAAGGAGGCCCAATCATGGCCGCCTATTCGGTCGTACAAAAACAACTCGTTGATAATTTCGCCGTCCTCGTTCTCTTAACCCCAGCGGAGATCGAGGTCGGCGCGACTATCGTCGTTACGAATGTCGACTCGACATTCAACGGAACGGTTCAGGTTCGCGCGCTTCCCGAATATCTATTCGTAGGCGTCGATCAATACGGCGACCTAATTTTCGATCCGCTAGTCCCGATCGCGAATCAGGTCCTTTACGCAAAAACAGCGGACAACGTAGAACGACAAGCCGCCTCGGGAACCGTGACGATCACTCAGACCTGTACATGGGTTAGCGCTCAGGATCTTTACGATTATCTCGGGATCGGCGTAGCGACCCAATCCGACGCAAACTATCTAACAATTTGCGCGGCGGCCGCTTCACAATTTAGCTGGAGGCGGAGAATGGAATCGGGCTATGTCGATTCTTTGACGACCGTCCCATCGCAAGACGTCAAGCTCGGAGCGATTATGTACGGCTCGGCGATGTACCGCGCCAGAGGATCGGTCGAATCCTTCGCCAGCTTCCAAGATATGGGCGTCTCCCCAGTAACAGGATTAAACGGGATCATTCGCCAGCTGTTAGGCATTGACCGCCCGCAGGTCGCCTAATGCCAATAACGCCTACCGTTTACACGGATTTCCTAAATGAAGCCTTAGACGAGCTAACAACGACCTTACAGACCATCACAGGGCTCCAAGTGATAAACGATCCCCGAAATATCGTTCCGCCTTGCGCCCTAATAAACAGCCCATCGATCGAGTGTTTTAATAACAAGATCGTTAAAGCTACTTTCAGCGTCCAGATTATGACCCTCGGACCCGCGAACCTAGACGGCGAGCGTTCGCTGTTGGCGATGGTCGCAAAACTGATCGATAAAAACGTGGCGGTCATGTCTGGCCGTCCGACAAATATCGACATAGGCGGAACGTCGCTTCCCGCTTATGAACTGATAATCCCCATAATGGCCACGTCTAATTACTAAAGTAAAGACAGAACGAAGGAGAGTTTAAAATGGCTTCATATCTAGCAAATCCAGTTATCAACATCGGCGGAGTAAATCTGACGGGGTTTTGTACCGCCGCGAGCGTGGTTCAGCGTTACGACGCTCTGGAAAATACGGTTTTTGGAATGGTGGATCGCAAGAGTCAAAAGGGCCTCGGAAACCATGAGGCGACCGTAACCCTTTACATGGATTACAGCGATAACGCGACCTATGAGGTCCTATCGCAATTAGTCGGGACTCAGACGACAATTATCGCAAAACCTGCCGCGGGCGCGGACGGACCTTTTAATCCTGGCTTCACTCTGACCGACACGCTGTTATCCGAGCTACCTGTGCTCAGCGCGACCCTCGGCGAGCTTCAGTCCATAGACCTAACGTTCACACAAGGAACGTATAGCGTCGACGTCACACCATAACGACGGCCGTTCCTCGGCCCGACACAAGGAGCAACAAATGAAAATAAAACTATTTGTCGATTACGGCGACGGAAAAGAACCCGAGGTCCTTTTTACGAACCTTTTCGTTATCAGCGAATGGGAACGTTTAGAGAATCGTCGCGCGTCTGACGGACGAGGTTTTGGAGTGTCCGAGCTTGCTTGCTGGGCTCACACGATCCTCACGCTTAAAGGCGAAAACATCGCTAAAACATGGCGCGAATGGCTTAAAGAAAACCCAGACGTAACAATTACGTCGGAGGACAAAACGGATATAAACCCTACGGACGCGGCTATCGTCGGCAATTAGCCGAGCTGTTAGTCGCGACGGGGTGGGCTCCCGCTTTTTATTCTGAAACGTTTGACACTCGCGACCTCCAGACGGTGATCTACTGTTTAGAGAAAGCGAACAAAAAGGCGAAATAATGGCCCGCGAATTTAATCCACAAATGGGAGACCTTGCTCGAATTGAGGTTTACGGCGTTCCCGAAATGCTTGCGCTTTTAAAACGAATAGACCCCGAGCTTCGTAAAGCAACGATCGCAAAAATGAAACTCGCCGCCGATCCGATCCTTCAGGAAGCCCGCGGACTAATCCCAGATCAACCGATCTCGGTTTCTGAACAAACCCGCAAACGCGGCGGAGGTTGGAAAGCAAAAGGCCGTCTCGGATATGACGCTAAAAAGATTCGCCGTTCGATCAAAGTCACATTTAAAACAAAGATTCGAGACAAAAACGCGAACACGTTCCCGCTCATGCGACTCGTCCTCGGTTCCGCTGGCGGATCAATCTATGACATGGCAGGCCGTAAAGGTTCGGGGGATTCCCCGTCGGGGACCGCTCTTATTCGTAAACTACAACAGGAACGAGGAGGAGCGTCGCGCGTCATGTGGAAATCTGTCGAAAATAAAATCTCTGTTGTGGAGGACGGCGTTCGCGACGCAATCGTCGACATGGAATTTGCGATCAATCAGCGAGCAAAAAGGACATCTAACTAATGGCTATTTCCGTCCCCATCGTTTCCGAATGGAACCCGCAAGGGCTCGACCGCGCGGTCGCCGATTTTAAAAAACTTGAGGGCGCTGGCGCAAAGGCTAATTATGTTTTAAAGAAAGCCGCGCTCCCAGCCGCCGCCGCTGTCGGAGCTGTCGGCGCCGCCTTGTTCGGCGCTACTAAGGCCGCGATGGAAGACGAAGCGGCACAAACCCAGCTCGCGCTATCACTCCAAAACGTGACAGGCGCGACGACCGCGCAAATCGCAAGCGTTGAGGACATGATTTCAAAAATGAGCCTCGCCTCTGGCGTAGCCGACGACGAACTCCGTCCCGCTTTCGCCGCATTGGTCCGCGGAACTAAAGACATCGCAACCGCTCAAGAATCCTTCGGGCTCGCGATGGACATTTCTACCCAGACGGGAACAGATCTAACAACAGTCACGGACGCGCTCGCTAAGGCTTATCAAGGAAACTTTAGAGGCCTTCGATCATTGTCCCCAGAAATGGCGACACTTATCAAAGAGGGCGCTTCCCTAGAGCAAGTAATGGACGTACTCGGAGGAACCTTCGGAGGCGCGACAGCGGCCGCCGCTGGAACAGCCGAAGGACAAATGAAACGCCTCGGAATCGCTTTAGCGGAAACAAAAGAATCAATCGGCGCGGCATTGATCCCAGCGGTAGAAAAGCTTCTCCCGTTACTTTTAGGGTTCGGTCAATGGGCGCAAGAAAACACGACAACATTCCTCGTTATCGCTGGAGTCATCAGCGGAATCGGAATCGCCATTCTCGCCGCTAACGCCGCGATCCGTTTATGGACTCTCGGAACCCAGCTCGCCGCCGCCGCTCAATGGCTCTGGAACATGGCCCTAGCCGCGAACCCGCTCGGACTCATCGTTCTAGGAATCGCCGCCGTTATCGCAATCCTCGCCGTAATGTACATGAAATTCGAAGGCGTTCGGAACGTCGTAGACAAAGTGTTCTCGTTCATTAAAACCGCTGTTCTAACAGGCGTCGACTATATAACCAAATATGTCGAAACCGTTCTCGGCGTCTACAAAACAATTTTTAACACCATAGCGAAACTATGGAACAACACGATCGGAAAACTTTCGTTCAGCGTCCCCGACTGGGTTCCCGTAATTGGTGGAAAAGGATTCGACGTTCCCGATATCCCAATGCTGGCCGAAGGCGGAATCGTTAGATCCCCGACATTAGCGATGATCGGCGAAAGCGGTCCCGAAGCTGTAATCCCATTGTCCCGCGGCGGAGGAATGGGAGGCTCGTACACGATCAACGTGAACGGCGGTCTTGCCTCAAGCGCCGAAATCGGTCAAGCGGTCGTTAACGCGATCCGCGCATTTAACCGAACAAACGGCCCCGCCTCTATACAGGTCGCCTAATGTCCGCGACCATCGTCCAATCTGGCGACTATGACCTTTTAATCGATACAGGCTTTGACTATTTCTCGTTCCGTTTAGACGACCCAAATCGCGGAGTCCTAGACCAAAACGCGCTCGGACCGTCCACGTCCTACGCTTCAGTAATCGAAGGCGCGACCTCAATCTCGGTATTTCGTGGACGCCGCGACATCGGCGATCAAGGAATCGTCGCGGGAACGATGTCCTTCGATCTGTTGGACACGACGGGGATTTTTAATCCGTTCGACAATCAAGGACCATACTTTGACCCCGATAACGATCAAGCAGGCCTCGCTCCGCTTCGCCGCGTGATCCTTTCCCGAGAAAACGAGGTCCTTTTTAAAGGCTTTATTACGAGTTATTCGTACAGCTTCGAACTCGGAAACCTTGACCGCGTTTCGGTGAATTGCGCGGACGAATTTTATATTCTCGCCCAGACCTATTTGGCCGAATGGAACGTCACGGAACAGCTCTCATCGGATCGCGTTTCCGATTTGCTTGATTTGCCAGAGGTTGATTTTCCGCCGCTAGAACGAAATATCGGAACGGGAACGGTCACGCTCGGCGGCTCGTCCGCCTACACGGTCAACGAAGGAACGTCGGTCGCGAACTATGCGGCCCAGATCCAGCAAGCCGAACAAGGCCGAATCTTTATAGATCGGAACGGAAATTTTACGTTCCAGCCGCGAATCGGGAACACGCTATCGGCGCCCGTTCTCGAATTTAAAGACAACGGAACAATTGGAAGCGCTGGATACGATCAACTAGGGATCGCCTTCGACGCCGATCAAGTCGTCAACCGCGCGACGGTTTCCACGTTACAAGACCCGAACCAAGTCCAAGTCGCCGAGGACCTCACTTCCCAATCCCAGTATTTAATCCAGACGACCGCGATCCTCGGATCGTTGCTCCATGACGACCCGAGCGCTTTAGAGCTGGCCGAATATCTACTCGTCCCAAATCCCGAACCACGGTTTACAAATGTTTCGGTTAGCTTTGTTTCATTAAGCGAAGCCCAGCGCGACCTCGCCGCCGTCGTTGATATTGGCGACACGATTACCATTCAAAAAACAATTCAGATCAGCGGAGGAACCGAGGAACTAGCCCAAGAACTAGCGATCGAAGGCGTCCAGCACCAAATCAGCGTCTTAAACGGCCATCGAGTCACGTTCTTTACATCGCCTACGACCATCGTTTACGAGCTGGTTTTGGACGATCCAATCCTCGGCCAAATAGACGCGCTAAATGTGCTCGGGTGATCTAAGATTATAAATTATGGGCGCTAACGCTGTTACATCAATTCCAGATTTTGTTGCTTTACAAGTATTGACCGCGGCCGAACTTGACGTCGTCAATTGCGGGATACCCGTTTTTGCTACGACAACAACACGAGACGCCGCTTTTGGCGGTTCGGGCGAAAAGACGCTCGCCGAGGGTCAGTTTTGTTATCTTGAAAGTACAGGGAAATTACAGGTTTACACAGGAAGCGCATGGTCAAACGTGGGAAGCCAAACACAAGTAGCGGCATTTACAACTAGCGGAACTTGGACCGTTCCAGCTGGCGTTACTTATGCGATCGCTCATATTCGTGCTGGCGGTGGTGGTGCAGGTAACGCAAGCGCTGGCGCTGGCGGAACTTCCTCTGTGGCTTTTTCTGGCGGTACGGTTTCGGCAACGGGTGGCGCTGGATTTAGTACGGCGTTTGATTTGTCGGCGGTTGCAACCGCTGGCGCTGCTAATTCTGGTAACGGTGCTGGATATCAAGCATCATTGAGTGGCGCGTTTTACACTTCATCAACTAGAGGCGCACAAAACGGCGCTGAAATTGTTGCTGGCGGCGCGGTAACGCCTGCCGCAAGTATCACGGTTACGGTCGGCGCTGGCGGCGCGGCTGGCACAAGCGGCGCGGCTGGCGGTTCAGGTTATGTTTACATCACTTACGAGGTTTAGGAATTATGGCAACTTACGCGCAAGTAGAAAATAACATCGTTGTTAACGTCGTGGACGCGAGTCCCGAATGGATCGCGGAACAGCCAGGCGAATGGATCGAATACGATTCCGCTAACCCTTGCATTATTGGTTGCGACGTCGTGGATGGTGCTTGTGTAATTCCTCCTCCGCCGCCGCCAGCACCTATTGACTAATGCGATGGCGGCCGTTCATCGGTTACGCGCTACTAGTTGTAGTGGTTGCGTGGGCGGTTTCTAGTTGCGGTTATGACGGTTCATATCGTTACCCATGCCAAGACCCGACAAACTGGGATAGTGACGAATGTAAGCCTCCGATTTGTATCCCATCGGGAACCTGTACCAAAGATTTAATTTATGAAAACGCGCCTTAAACCCGAGGAGCTTCACGCCCGCCTCATCGTTACGGTTGGAATAACCCTCGCTGTCGTATTCGCTATGACCGTGATGGGTTTTGTTTATGCCCTCATGTTTGTTACCCAGCCGATCGGAAAACAAGCACCTAACGACGCCGCTTTTATTGATTTACTTTCGACTTTGACTGTTTTTATGACTGGCACATTGAGCGGTCTTGTGGCTTCAAACGGACTAAAATCTAAACCAAAGGACAAAGGAGACGAACATGAGCCCAAAGGATAAAGCGTTAATCGCTTCATATGCGCGGTCGTTTTTTTCGGCTGTAATGGCGCTGTACATGACAGGAAACACGGATCCGAAAGCGCTTCTCGCCGCTGGAGTGGCCGCGGTATTCCCGACAGCCGCCCGATATTTAAACCCGAAAGATTTGGCGTTCGGCCGTGGGCTACCTAAAAGCTAAAGCGGGCGTCCCGAACGCTCGCGACTACATCGGGAACGCCGACGGTCCATCACCTAAAGCGCGCGCGGGTATGGACGAGTGGATTCGACAAGCGATCAAACACTCAGACGGCGCTCTTTGGAATAACGGTTCCTACATGATTAGAGACATGAAAGGAAAAGTCGGCTCGCTTTCCGTCCATTCGACGGGGAGGGCTTGGGACGCTTCGTATCGTAAACGTGAACAGAATCCTAACGCGAACAGAAAAAACGCGGTCGCTTTTTTAAATAAAGTAATTGAAAACGCAAACGAACTCGGCGTCCAAGCCGTCCTCGATTATTGGCCCGAGCCTTTCGGTCGCGGCTGGAACTGTTCCCGCCAGTCATGGCAGAAATACACAAAGCCGACAATTACGGGAGCGCCTAAAGGCGATTGGCTACATTTTGAAATTAGTCCTCAAGCGGCGGACTCGGTGATTTGGGTTAAAGCCGCATTTTTAAAGGTTTTCGGAGAAATCCCACAAAAACCCTAAAGCCTTGATTAAGGTCGGATCTACCGACGGAAGGCTAAAAACATGACAGACCCTCAAATCGTTAACTACGCCGTTTACACGGGGACTATGGATAACGGACAAGAGATTCTCGTTCAGATATTTACCGACTCCGAATCGGGCGATTACCTCATGGGACAAATCGCGTTTAGATCCGTTTCCTCGTCGTGGGGAATTCCCTATCCATTGGAGAAAAAATAATGTCTAACCCTTTCCTAATTATCGGCTCGTTTATTTTTGCTTTGTTCGGAATTACGATCCTCCCAGAATCAGCGGAAGCGCCAGTCGTCACGCCGACAACAATTAGCGCCGCCGAATACATCATCGGACCGACAACGACGACAAGCTCGACGCTGTTTATTGATCCCTACTCTTCGGCTTGTGAACAATTCTCCGCGCTTGCTATCAATATCGGCTGGCCATTAGATCAACGGACTGTCCTAGAGTCGATTATGTTTCGCGAATCGCGCTGTATCCCAGACGTGATAAATGGCAAAGATCCGAGCGGCGGCTCGCGCGGCCTTTTACAAATAAACGGTTTTTGGCATAATTGGCTTATTGAGCGCGACTTAATAAACAAGCCTTCAGATCTGTTACACGCTCAAACTAATCTCCGAGCTGGATTAGAAATTTACAATTACGGCGTGAACCGTTACGGGTTCGGCTGGGGACCGTGGAGCGCGACAAAATGAGCGAAGGAACAGCATTTAATCAAGGCGAACTATCAGAGGAAACGCGCGCGATGATCCTCCATCAAAAGGCTGTTATGGGCCTAATGGACGAGATTCTCGCGATACAAAAAAACCCTCACGCCTCACTCATTCGAGACGTCAAGCGTTTACAAACCGAATTTATTCTCCAAGATCCCGTCCCAGTCTGGGAGGTTTCACTACTCGACAAAGTAATCAAGGCGTTAGGAGCGCATTAAATGAAAACAGATCCCGACACACAATTCCAGCTATTTCAGCCGAGCCGAGGGTTAGGCGGTTATCGAGAAAACATCAAACCGTTACCGATGGTTCGAAACACTGATCCAGTCACATCACACAAGGCCGCTAAATCAGCGCTCCCTCGGACAAGCTCCCAAAAAATCCGATTACTTTCCGCGTACCGTTCGCGTCGTGACATGACAGCCGACGAAGCAGGGATCGCGACGGGCCTATCCGAAAAGGCGGGTTGTTGCTACTGGCATAGAGTGAGCGACTTAATCAAAGAGGGCTATATCGAGCCGACTGGCGAAACACGTCCAGCGCGATCAGGCGAACAACAGCGCGTCAACCGAATCACGGAAAGCGGGCGCGAACTACTAAAACGTTTAGGCCTTTAATGGCTCGTTACATCACGTCAAACGAAAGATCTAGTTATCAGAGCCGTATCGGAGGGCAAATCGCCGCCGACACAAAACGCAGGGAAGCATTACAGCAAAGGGAAAAAATGGGATTCGATTTAAACAATTACGAGACCGTAGCGGAACGACTTGTCCGATGGTGGGTCGCATACCCAGACGGCCAGATCTTGACGTCTATCCACTATTACGACGGCGACCTTGTTTTGTTTCGCGCCGAGGGTTACAACAACGACGGGAAGCTCGTCGCTACGGGTTACGCCGAGGAGATTCGAGGCTCGTCCCCAGTTAACAAAACAAGCCATGTTGAAAACGGAGAAACGTCGGCGATCGGACGCATGATTAGCAATAGCCCAATAGGAACAAATGGGGATCGTCCTTCCCGCGAGGAAATGGAGAAAGTGTCCAGAGGGCCACAAACACGACAAACGACCGTCTCCGAGCGTCCTAGCGCGTCTGGCGGGCCGTCTGAACATATCCCAAAAGGCGCTTTTGCGACCCCGAAGCAAATCGGCTACATCAAGAAACTAGCGCGCGATAAATCAATGGACGATCTCGCTTTATTGGAAATGATCCAGCTTCAGCTCAACGACGACAGCGCCGTTCTAGAACTACTTAAATCACACGAAGCAAGTCAAATAATCGAGAGGTTGAAATGACGCTAGAGGAACTAATAATCGCCATTGAACGGCTTCAAGCTGTTTATGACTCAATGGTCGATCAAGAACAACACGAAGCGAAACAGTACGTCCGCTGGGCGATTAAACATTTAGCGAATAAGTGTTATATGGCGGCGCTTTAATGAAGCCGCGCGAAAACATGACCGAAGCCGAATTTAAAAACGTTGTTATTTCAATCGCTAAGCGTTACGGCTGGCTCATTCACCACGATCTCCCAGCGCAAAACAGCCGCGGCAAATGGGCGACTCATATTCAAGGCGACGCAGGCTTTCCAGATTTGTTGATGGTTCACCCAGTAAGCGGAAAAATTCTCGCCGTGGAACTTAAAGCCGAAAAGGGTAAGGTTTCGCCGCTTCAAAAACGCTGGCTTATGGCTTTCGATGTAAGCGAAACGTTTAACAGTGTTTGGAAGCCGTCCGACATGGAATATATTCTCTACACTCTTTCAAACTTTTAAATAGCCCGTTAAGGCCCGACCGCTTGACGGTCCACGATCTGCCTATGAGTCGCGTCTAGGTCGAATACACGGCGTGAGTCGGGTAGATCGACGCGCTTCAAATCATGCTTTACGAAATGAGACGAGCAAAGCGTCGAGGCGGCTTGTAAACATAATCAAGCGTGAGTTAATAAAATTAGGGAACCGTAAAGGGCTATACGGTGGGAGGCTCATTAACCTCATTTGCCCTAACAACTAAACTAAACATTGATAACAAACAAAACCCGAGAGTCGAGCCCGACATGACAAACAACAAACAAACAACAACAACAAGGCGCGCAAGCGCCGCGTTAGCCCAAGCCGAAGGCGCGGGAGAATGACACGCAAGCCCAGCGAATACGACAGCGCGACCTATAAACGGAACCGTCAGCTCATACTCCGAGACGATCCCATCTGTCATTGGTGTAGAAAAAGAAAAGCAACAACAGCCGATCACTTATTAGAAATTGCGGCGGGAGGCGATTCATCGCTCGACAACATGATCCCCAGCTGTAAACCATGTAACAGCTCTAGAGGAGCAACGTTTAAAAACACACGCGACACGCAAAGGATCCAAGCACGAAACGCCGCCGTCAACGACGACCGAACAAATGTTCGTTTTTTGGGTAGCAACACAACGAC